TCAGGTGTTTAGCTTTGTAACCCGAAGCCAAATATCAGGAGGATTTAATTATGGCATTCGCAAAGGCGGCGGGACACGGAAATTTACCTAATGGTAATTTTAGTTCTGTCATTTATTCCAAAAAGGTACAGCTCGCCTTTAGAAAGAGCACAGTAGTTGGTGATATCACTAACTCTGATTATTTCGGTGAGATCAGTGCCCAAGGTGATACAGTGCGTATCATCAAAGAACCTGAGATTTCGGTCAGCTCCTATGCCCGTGGTACACAAATCACAGCACAGGACTTGGACGATGAGGACTTCTCTCTAGTCGTTGATAAGGCTAACTATTATGCCTTCAAGATCGACGATATCGAAGAAGCCCACTCACACGTAAACTTCATGGATCTTGCGACCAACCGTGCGGCTTACCGCTTGGCTGATCAGCATGACCAAGAAGTTCTAGGTTACCTAGCAGGTTTCAAACAGACAAACCTACACTCAGTAGCAGATGACGAACGTGATCTAGTATCTGATGTTAACGGTGTAAAAGCTGTTACAACTGCAGGTAATGACGAATTGCTTTCTTCAATGAAACTAACTCGTCCTAACTTTGGTAACTTAAATACAGCAGGTTCAACAGGCGACTCTATCCCTGTTGGTGCTCGTCTACCAGGTGCAACAGACCTACCAAACGGTTACGTATCACCTAACATGATCGTAGCTCGTATGGCTCGTCTACTTGATCAACAACAAGTTGATAAAAACGGTAGATGGCTTGTAGTTGATCCAGTATTCATGGAAATTCTACGTGACGAAGATTCACGTCTTCTAAACGCAGACTTCGGTGAATCAGGTGGTCTACGTAATGGTCTAGTCATCAACAACTTGCATGGCTTCCGTATCTATCAGTCTTCTAACCTACCTTCACTAGGTACAGGTGCAGATACTGTAGATGGAACTACACAGTCATCTAATGCAGGTATCATTGTTGGTGGTCATGACTCAGCAGTAGCAACTGCAGAGCAGATCAGTAAGACTGAAACATATCGTGACCCTGACAGCTTTGCTGACATTGTTCGTGGTATGCACCTATACGGCAGAAAGATTCTTCGTCCAGAAGCAATCACAACTGCTAAATACAACTTGGCATAAGAGGAGGATTAACTTATGGCTAAATCTACTTCTTTGCTTTCAAAAGCAGTAATGGTTGAGAAGGAAGTTGAACTTCCAACAACAACTGGTACAGTAACAGGTCCAACTGTTGGAGCAGGTACTCTTGTTCTAGCAGCTGGTGTTGAGTTGATTGATGCAATGGACTCAGCAGATTACGATGTTACAATCACTGATGGAACAACTACATTTATGGCTGCTACAGCTGTAGACAGTGGTTCTGCAGGTGACTTCGCATTCGGTACTCAAACACAGGGTATCGTTGCATCAGAAGACACAATTGATGTAACAGGTACAGCTACTGCTTCTCCAGCAGCAACAGTGACAGCTCGTGTATGGGCAATCGTTGTTGATGTTAACGAAGCAACAAAAGGTGCTGACGAGGTATCTCGTGACTACCTAGCATAAAAAACTTTGGGGCTGGCCTAGTGCTGGCCCCATTGTATTTATCATAAAGGATATTAAAATGGCTATTACAACAGCAATGTGTAACAGTTTTAAGTCAGAACTACTTCAAGGTCTTCATGACTTTACTAGTGACGTTCTTAAAATTGCACTTATTAAGGCTTCTCCATCAGGTACGTACGGTGCTGCAACAACTAATTATTCAGATGTAACAGGTAACTCTGATGAGGCTTCTGGTACTGGCTATACTCCAGATGCTGAAACTTTAACAACAGTTAGTGTTACTTTAGATCCAAGTGGTACTGCTTATGTAGACTTTGGCGATGATGCTGAGTGGACCTCTGCTACAATTTCTGCAGACGGTTGTCTTATCTACAATGAAACAGCTTCAGACAAAGCTATTGCAGTAATTGATTTTGGTGGAACTAAAACTTCTACTAACGGTACATTTACAGTTCAATTCCCAACACCTGGTCCTACTACGGCAATTATTCGTATCGCTTAATAAAGGTTTACTTTAATGGCTTTTGTTGTAAAAGACAGAGTAAAACAATCTACAACTACTACTGGCACAGGTAGTATAGTACTTAATGGAACCGTATCTGGATTTCAAACATTTACCAATGCTTTGTCTGACGGTGACACTACTTACTATGCTATCTTTGAAGTAAGTACTAACGAGTGGGAAGTAGGTGTAGGTACATGGACAGAGAGTACAACTACTCTGGCTCGTACTACTGTGCTTGCTTCTTCTAATTCTAACAGTGCGATTGATCTGTCAGCACAAGCAGAAGTCTTTATTACGCAACCTGCAGGTAAAGCTGCTTTCTTTGATCCATCAGGTGACTTAACACTGGTGCAAGACCCCACGTCTAATTTACAGGCTGCAACAAAGCAGTATGTAGATACGATTGCTGCTGCAGGTCTACACTACCATGATCCTGTACGTGTTGAGCAAGAGGGCAACCTAAGTGCTACATACAGCAATGGAACTGCAGGTGTAGGAGCTACACTAACTAACAATAGTACACAGGCAGCACTGACAATTGACGGTGTTGCTTTGTCACTTAATGACCGTGTACTTATATATGAACAAACAAATGGGTACGAGAACGGTGTCTACACAGTTACCAACGTAGGTTCTGCAAGTACTAACTGGGTTCTTACTCGTGCTACAGATGCGGATAGTTATGGCCCATCTGATCCTGATTCACTAGGACAAGGTGATGCATTCTTTGTACTTGAAGGTACAGAAGGTGCAGGTGAACTATACGTAATGAACACTGAGGGTACAATTACCTTTGGTACAACTAATATTACATTTACTCAGGTTGCAGCTACTGCTGTATACACTGCAGGTACAGGCTTAACTCTTACAGGTACAGAGTTTGCTGCAGACGGTGCAAACATAACAAACGTAGATGCTGTTACACTTGACGGTATAGACAGTTCACAGTTCCTACGTAGTGATACAGTAGACACTAAAACTGCAGGTAACCTAAACTTTAGTGATACTGTTAAAGCACAGTTTGGTGATTCGTCTGACCTACAGATTTACCACGATGGGACACGTTCTTACATAGATGAAAACGGTACTGGTGATTTGTGGTTTCGTGCGGAAAATATGTTCCTCCGCAACATGTCAAACAAGAACTACTTAAAAGGTACATCAAATGCACAGGTAGAGTTGTTTTACAACGGCGTAATCAAACTCGCCACCACCAGCACAGGTGTAGACATCACGGGTACTTTGACCAGCGATGATCTGACTGTGAATGGGGATGTTAAACTTACCGATATTTCTCCTGCAATCATTTTGTCTGAAAGCGATACAACAGATGTAAACACACGCCTTGGTAATTACGGTGGTGACTTTAGCATTACTACAGTGAACGACAGTGATGTTTATGTAGCCAACAGATTAACTGTAGACCACGCCACAGGCGACATCAGCTTCTACGAGGACACAGGCACCACGGCAAAGTTCTTCTGGGATGCGAGTGCTGAGAGTTTGGGGATTGGGACGAGCGCAATCAATGGTACGTTGGACATTGCCAACAGTGACCAAACTAATGGTGTTACATTAAGTTTAACAAACTCTTTTGTGGGAAGCGATTGGACCGCTGGCGACACTATTGGGACGATTAACTTCAGAACTGACGATGCAAGTACCACAGAGCCTATTAGGGGTCAGATCAAGGTATTTGATGATGCGACAGTAAGTGGAACCTACCCTTTCAACAACGCAATGTCATTTTCTACAGGGTACACAAATACTCTGTATGAACGAATGCGCATCGACAGCAGCGGTAGCTTGCTGGTGGGGACTACGGTCAACGATGGGCAGTCGATTGGTGCAGGGTCGCAGGATGGCACGGTAATCGCAGGTACGTCTCAGTATATCCAACGTGGAGACAATGCTAACTTATGGTTATCTAAACCCTCTGGAGCTACAAATACTGATTTTATTAAGTTTTACAATAATAGCTCATTAGTAGGCCAAATTGAGTGTAGTGGTACTACTCTGGAAATTATGGCTCAGTCAACAAATTTTCACTTACAAACAAACGGTGGAACCTCAAATGCTAATAACAATTTGTGGTCACAAGCCAATATAAAACCGTGGAACGATAACTATTTTGATTTAGGTGTAAGTAATTACCGTTGGAAAGACCTATACCTCTCTAACGCTATTTATCTTGGTCAGCCTTCTGGCAACACAACGTCATACATTTCTGACTACCAAGATGATTTATACATCTTTAATAAAGAAGCTGCAGGGGTGATGATTTTTGGCACTGCCAACACAGAACGAATGCGCATCGACAGCTCTGGTAATGTCGGGATTGGCACCTCAACTCCAAATACTGCATTAGAAATAAAACGAACTTCAGGTACTGCAAATCTTAGGTTACACGCAGATCATGTAGCAACCCCCCGTGCTGCCATAGAATTTATGCGTGGCACTACGGACACCTTTGGCGGTGATACGTACACTGATTGGAAGCTAGGCCAAGTAGGTTCAACTCAAGCTGACTTTGCAATTATTTCTCATGACACAACTAGAGGAGCAAATGAACGATTAACTCTCGAATATGACACTGGTAATGTTGGCATCGGCACCTCAAGTCCTTCATATAAACTTGAAGTTGCTGGTTCTTTTGCTGCTACCACCAAATCCTTTGTCATTGACCATCCTACCAAAGAGGGCATGAAGCTACGTCACGGCTCACTAGAGGGTCCAGAAGATGGTGTCTATGTCCGTGGTAGACTTACAGGTGAAACAGTTATTGAGCTACCAGATTACTGGACAGGCTTAGTACATGAGGACAGCATTACAGTTCAGCTAACAGCTATGGGTGGTAAGGCTGATCTGTGGGTTGAGAGTATAGCA